GCCGTCCGTGCGGTATCTGTGAGGCCCCGATTTTGTGCTTCGCGTCGATCACGCACCCGTTCACATTATAGAACCCGTGACCCTCAATCTTGATGTCCTTGCAGCGCGAAAAGTCGGGTATGATCGATTCAAAGTCATCCTCCTTTCCGACGTGATAGCGGGTTCCATAGACCATTCTCACTTTCGCGGCCTCTGTCTCATCTATGAAACGCGCAAGCATCCGGCATTGCTCAACGCGGTCGGTCGTCAGCTGCTCCACTCCTCCAGACTTCTCGCCCTTACCGTCTATGGCATCGCCTGTCATAAGCAAGATGTCAATCGGCTTGAGTCTTTCGATGGTGTCAGCAGCGAAGCCCCACAAATCCCGCTGGTACTCGCCTATGTCGCGCTGAAGGCGGTCGCCAGAGTCCTTCCCAAACCACCATTCGGGAGGAGTAAGTCCGTAATGATGGCCGCTGTGCGTGTCTGAGCATACCATCACGCGCTTGAAGTTCCTCAATTACGCCTCATTGATCTTGTATGTTTTGCGCTCGCGGAACTCCTCGCGCTTGCCGTTGTTCCACTGACTTAATGGGCGAATATAGCCCACGCAACGCGAGTACACTTCGCACGGAATGCGCCGACTTTCAGCACGCGAGGCGTTGATGTCCATCGCCACAATCTCAATCGCGGACTGACGGGAGATTCCGATTTTATCCATGAGTTCGGTGACTTTAGCGTTCATTGATCCTCCTTGCTATTTCAATAGCGGCTTCTGCAACTTTTTCGGGTGAATTGGCAAATACCACAATTTCGCCATTATTATATCGCACCCATATCTTACCACGAGACGGACCACTCTCTTTTTCAAACGCCTTAACATAGGCACCAAAAAGTTTATAGAGTTTAACCGCAAGACGTTCAAGCTTCATCTCTCCTCCTTATTGCGGCGTATTCGCCATAGTTCATCATGCTAAGTATAACATGTATACGCTTTCAGCGGTATAAACAAGTTTATGCATATCATATTCTCGCAAATAAACAAGTCGCCCATACCCCAAGTTGGCTGTCATCATAATGTTTCTCCTCCGTTTTTACCGCTATACCAGTAACATCGTAATATATCATGTACATAATGTCAAGAATATATCAGAATACTATCGCGATTGCCGGTATAGCAGTATTATTCATTGCTTTCTGCGCTTTCACCGTTTGGTGAAAATGGCTTCTTGAAGCATTCCGGCGGATCAACAAATCTGGCCACTGGAATACCGGCAGCCTTAGCAGCGCGTCTCACATTGAGCGTAAGCGCACGATCGCACGTATTGCCGTTGACGCAACCTTTGTAGAACCCGCAAAACGTCATGTCTCGATAACTCATAATTCCTCCTCGTGAATTTGCACAGCCCCCATGAACTGAGCAAGAGCCATCATGTACCTGACGATCGCGTGGGCCAAGTGATAGCGGCCGCTTTCATACTCGCGCTCGCAGCCACCTGTTTCAAAGTCCCATATATGCATGTGGGCGCGAATCATGTGGATGTGAGGGAAAACCTTCTTCCACTCCTCGCCGGGATGCTTTTCTTCGCCGTGGTCGAGCACCGCCACACACTCGTCAATCACGGCGGCGGGGATGTACCGCTCCAAGCGTTCGGCTCGGGCAAGGCGTGAGCGCAGTTCGGCGATCTCGCTTTCGAGCATTATCTCGCGGTCGGTCATATCGTAGCCCCATCTCTGATGGCGTATTGACTAAGGAAATTTGGGAATGTTTTTGCATTGAGGTAAACAATCCGAACCGGCTTCTGTAAAGCGAAGGCCATTCCTAAATCGAAAATAGTTCCGATTGACCGCTGATCCCATATTACATGGATTTCGTCGGCCCATTTTATTTTATCTCTATTATACCCGCACACCTGTAATTCGTTCATACCATCAAAATCGTCGAATGCCGGGAGAGAAACAGTATGACCGTTCGCTTCGAGTTCTAACTTATGCCTTTGCATCCTATGTTGGTAAGAAGTGGATCCTATGATTGTAATTTTCATACATATTGCTCCCACATTATAGATTTGAATATCGCCTTATGGTTGACCCACCGGCAAAAGTCTTTTTGCTCGCGTGTCGGAGGAGTGCCCTGTTTATCACGGAACGCTTGCGCGAACGGGTCAACATTGATAGCCCTCAATGATTCGACGCGAACTAGGGCGCTATCAATATCCGTGACAAGCACATAGCAAAAATACCTTTGCGGAGTAACCCCGGCGGCGCGTAATAATTTCACCGCAGATTTTACTCGTGGCAACATCGCCAGAGAATCACACGCCATGCGAAGCGGCGCCAGCCATTTTACACGCGATAATAAGCGAGCCACGGGAGCGTCTATGAGCCTTGCATCCAAACCTTGATTGAAGTCAACACGTACTCCGCGCCGTGATATTTGCTCAATCTGTTTAATGCCGTGATCCGACGCGAGGACATTGTTATCCATGAGTACGGCAGATTTCATACCGCCCAAAAATTCGTCAATCTCTGCATGGGGGCGAATGTCCCCCTCCTTGTCTGGCACGAAACACCATGAGCATTTATTCGGACACCCGCGCGTCAAGAAACCGTATGCGCTTGTGCAATGGTATAGCCCATAATCCGGGCAGACGTGCTCGATCTCTTCGGGTAGGGTGTCAAAATTGTACCCCGTTCCACCAAGCTTGGTGTCGCGCGTGGCATAACAATATTCATCATCGGGGGACCATGTGAACACCTTGCTCGCATATACAATATCATAATGCCCGAACATGTCGGCGAACTCGACGCGGTGGCCCCGATTCTTGTGCCATGCTGATAATTTCATGAGCGCAAGATTCGGATAATTGTGGCCATCCACATCGACGAGGCCGATGTTCATATCGTAGCCCCCCACGCGACAAGAGCGGCGATTGCGCAGAACCGCATCGACTCCGCGAGTACGGGCCAGCCCAAACGCAGGCACAGGTACGCGCCGGACTGACACGCCACGGCGAGGATAAACATTGTGATCGTCATATTCCCCACCCGTTTTTATACCGCAAGTAGCGGTAGTTTTCTTTGTTCTCGAATCGTATGACGCGCAATCCATAGTACATCAAAACCCATATTATATAGGCCTGACGCCGCACCCTGTATAGAGAAACAAAGCGCAATATCAGTCTTTTCATTCGCGTTCCTCCATGATTTCGGTTATTGCGGCCTCGAAGAGTTCTGCGGCGTCACGGACGCCATTATAATATAACGAGTATTCCGCTCCGGCAGCTGGCTTCATGTCGCGCACCCACTTCCTCACCTCGTTGAGCTTTGAGAGATTCGAGAGCTTGATGAGTCCGGCGACTCGCCATGCTCTCATGCACCGTGACTCTGCGTCAAACTGGTCGGCTTGTTCATAACACGTAACTGCCACTTGATGTGCCAATTTCCTCGCCATCTTCTCGCTGATCTGGTCGCTCATGATAGTACCTCCTCGATTTTTTTGCCGGTGGCGGATTCGATACACTCTTTTCAATCTTCTTTCCAGCATTTATTTTCTTTAGCTGGCGTGTAACACGCTGAATATACTCCGCAATGCAAATCGCATTTGCACTTGTACGCTGGTTTGCAATCGTCGGGACTTGCACCGCATGGTAGCAAATCATCAATCCCACAACCGCAATCATCATCATTATTATACAGCCCATCATATCCATTATCCGTAAGATACTTAATAATTATCTCTTTTGCTGTCATAACCACACCCCTCCGCGTTACTCATGATTTTATTGATGTACTTCCAATTCCAAACCTTACCACTCGGCCCGGCATTATAGTACTTCAGCGCCCTCGGTAATTCACCACCAGCCGCCTTGAGATAATGCGCGAGCACACGGCACCCGATACGGATGTTCAGCGCGGGGTCTTGCAAATCCTCGGCGGGTCCGCGATACCAGTACTTGCCCATGACCTGCATCATTCCTCGCGCACCGGCCCTGCTCACGGCCCAGGGTCGGCCATCGCTCTCGGCGTCGATCACGGCCAGAACCAGGGCGAGCGGTAACTCGTTTCGCGCGGACTCGGTTACACATATCTGGTATATCTCATCCGTAAGCCACGGGTATTTCAGCGAGTACGTGTAGCGCTGAGGGCCGTGGATGGTCGCGCACGAGCACAGGCACAGCGCGAGGATGGCTATGACGGGTTTCACCGTAAGCCCCGATAGTATGCGTCCATATTTTTAGCATACTCAATCGCGTATTGATACTCGCGCGCGAACTGGTTGTCTCCATGAGTTGATTTTACCGTTTGCTCAAAGTCGGCGACTGGTAAAAACTTGCACCCACATCGGACCATCACGCCAGAATCGGTAGTGAAATAAAATGTAGTGGCGGCATTACGGGAGCCAATGTGATTGATGGTAATCGATCCACGAGGCTTTAGTAATTTACAGCCCTCGACGTACTGGTCGCCCTCGACGTACTGGCCGCCCTCGACAGTCTGGTCGCCCTTGACGTACTGGTCGCCCTCGACGGTCTGGTTGCCCTCGACGTACTGGTAGCCCTCGACGGTCTGGTCGCCCTCGACGGTCTGGTAGCCCTCGACGTACTGGTCGCCCTCGACGGTCTGGTAGCCCTCGACGTACTGGTCGCCCTCGACGGTCTGGCCGCCCTTGACGAAAACAGATTTTTTGAATATTGATACTAATACGTTTGTCCTAACATTGCCGTGGAATTCATAACGCCCCGTATCTGCGTTGTAAAACTCCTCGGCGGTAAACACTCCATTTGAGTCAAAATGCTTCTCGGTTAATATAATAGTTTTCATCTCAGCCCTCTCTTCTTATCTTTGATGATGTCCCGGATTATATCGCGGATCATGATCGCACACGCGACGGCGACGATGAGAATCACCACGGCGATGTATGGGTATGCGCGGGGGTCAATCATACGTCTACCCCCACTACCTTGATATTCCCGTCCAGATCGCGGCAGCGGGTGCCGTCGGGGGGACGGGGGACGAGAATATATATTTTGTCAGTACCACAAAATGGAACTTTGAAAGCACGGCAAGGCCCAAATGAATATGGTGGTCTCCTGAAGATACAACCATCACACTTATTATTGGTTCGTTCCGCTCGCTTCAAAAACCTTGTCATTTCACCCTCCCCTGTATCTCTTCAAGATTCGCGCGGATTTGTTCAAGCTCCGCGATCTCGTCACGGTTGGCCGCTATCGTCGGTAGGTTATCGCATCCAGCTTTCGCGGCGGCTTCAAGGATTATCTTGCGGAATCTGATCTCGTGATTGATCGCGGTTAATGTAGCGTCAAAGCTCATATCGTCCTCCTTGTTTTTATGACATCAATAGCACTGTTTATCGCTGATTCCTTTGCAAGTGATACTTCATCATACGAAAAAAACGGTATATCCAGCCAGATCATCGGATAAGTATGAGCGAAGTTCGTATATGCGAGATACGCCTCCCACGGGTCGTCCCACCTCCAACGCAAGTACAGTTGATAAGATCGTCGAGCATACCTAAAATGCAGATAGCATTGCGATGGGCACAATGACATCGAATCATCCCAATCTCCGATAGGCTTGAACTTCTTATCCATGTTGTCACTATACTTGCAATATCTTATTTATCAAGCAATAATTTAATGTCTCGCGCAACCACCGAAGGGTCGGCCTTCAACTGCTGCGTCGTGTACCACAGCACCCGCCACCCCAAGCACTGAGCCGCGTTCAGCTTTTCGCAGTCGTTCGCGTAACCTGCCCCGCGCGTGTGACGACCGGCGGAGTATGTCGCACCCTGGATTTCAATGCCTATCTTGCGCGAAGGTATCGCGTAGTCAAGTAACCATTTCCTGACGGGATGAAATTTAAATTCTGGGACGAACTCCAAGCCGAGGGATGCTATCTCGTGGCGGATGTATGTGTCAATAAGGTTCAAAACAGTACCCCCTGCGCGCGGACCTCTTCGAGGCGTTTCACCGATGCGGCGTGGTAGTCCGGGTCTTTCTCGATGGCAAGAAAATCATGCTTCTCGATGTGACACGCGATGGCGCAAGAACCAGAACCGGAATGCGTGTCTATTATTTTATCGTTTGGTTTTGCGTAGTTTTGTAGTAGCCAACGATATATATCAATAGGCTTTTGCGTAGGATGAATACGAATAGTTTTTTTCCCAACACCTTTTATTTCTCCTATAAAACCATATCTATTGCCGTCCCACATATATTTTAAAACTCTTGCGTTTTCATTAAATGAAGTCCATGCAAGTTCGCAGTCAGCATAATTATCATGATGGTTTAATTTATCCCAAGAAATAAAACAACGTGTATTTTTTAAATGTTCAATAAAATAATTCCCGCCCCATATTATTTGATTTTGCGATATACGGAATAATTCTTCAAAATACGTGCCATCAGGTATCTTTTCATCCCACTTATTAAAACTGTTGTTTACTAATCTTTTATTTTTAGTAACTCCTATCCCATACGGCGGGTCAACAATCGCAAGCTCAAAATACTTGTCTGGGATGTCGGCCATTACGTCCATGCAGTCGGCGAGGATGATCTGGTTCAGGTCGTATTTCATCTGAACATTGCCTTTGCCCTTGCGGTCTTGCTTCTCGGCTCGATCCCCAACTCCGCGCAGAACTCCATCTCGTCCCACACCACAAGCCCCTGACCGTGCTTCGCGTGGGAGGCGTGGCAGTGAGCGCAAACGAACATCGTGTTCTCGCGGGAGTATAGCAGGTCGCCGTAGAGCCGGTAGTTAGTCTTTGTGTCCGGGAACCGCTCGTGGCATTGCGTCGCCTTCTCGCGGCCGCATATCTCGCACATGCCTATGGGTTTAAGTGGCTTCTTCATATCTTCTCCTTGCCATTCTAGGATTGCGCTTAGCCAAGCACTCATCGCAATAGGCGTTCCACCATCTACCATTCCCTGTGTAAACCTTTGTTATCAGATCGCGCGGAAAGTAGTTCTTGCACCGGTTGCACTTCAACTCACCTTTCAGCTTTGACCGCGCGTTGTTCCACTCGCGGTACTGGCGTGTTAATTGCTTGCGGATCGCTGGGTCTATGATTGTGCCTTCAAACATTACATATACTCCTGATAGTTTTTCCGAAACTCGTCAACTTCAACGCCGAGCACTTCAGCGCACTTCTCGGATATCGCATCGCTGATGGGCTGGAACTCGTCCTCGCTCATCTGTTCAAACGCCAGCGACTTTACCATCGGGCGCGGCGTACCGTCGAGCTTCATGCTTATATCGACCTGCCCGATCTCGATCATGATTGCCTTTAGAAACTCGTATGGTGTACCGTTGCGGTCGCGCATGTACGCGGAGTTCCAGGGGCCGGACATGTTTTCCAGGGTGCACCGCGCCATCCCAAACACTAGTGCGTGGTGTCTCGGGTTACGCTCGCGCTTCCATGACATCGCGTAAATTGCCGGTTTCATTTTCGCGCACTTCTCGGCGTCGCTGTTGTAGGCCGGAATGAACGTGCCGTCATGGCGCTTGACAAGGTTGATTCTCATTTCCACGCCCTCGCGCGGTTTTTCTTGTCCATGAATATATCCCAAAAAAAATCTGCGCGCTTGGACTCGTAGTCGGCGTAGAGCGAATCGCGCTTGGACTCGTAGTCGGCGTACGCCTTCTTGGTTAGCACCTGTGAATCGGGTATTCCAATGCCTCGGAATGCACCGGACTTCATCGCATTGACTATCTCAGCGGGGAAGTTGTTCGGGGACGAAAAATCAGTGCATTCACAATGCTTTCCCTTGATTCCGAAGTAATGCTCAATCGCTCCGTGGCCTTTAATGTCCACGGCGTATGCAGTGCCGAGAAACTTCTTTAGATCGCGGCCCTCCTTCGTGTTCAACAGGTTCGCCGTCAAGTAATACAGCTTGTCTTCGTGTTCAACCCAACTTACAAATTCACACATGATACACCTCCTTTATTTTATTCACAGCCCCATCTCCTTACTGTTCTTCTCGGCGTTTATCACGTCGCGCCGGTCGATCTCGTCTCCGATCACATGGCACAAGATAATAAATAGATCGGTGCAGAAAAGAGTTATTACCACTAAGCCAGATATGATTAGCGAGGTCATTTAAGAACCTCCTCGATTGGTAGGCCAGTAGCGGATTCGATGGCAGCCTTAATTTTACACAACGGGCAATCTTTGGTTCCATGGCCGAGTACAACGCAGGTTCCATTGCTATCGATTGGTATGGCGCGATATGCGACTACCAGCGCATCCAGCATGTCCGGCGCGGCGGCGATGAGGCGGGCGTTTGACTCAGTGTGGACTACCTCGGCGACGCAACTAACGTTGTCATCGCGGATGTCATACACAGGAAAACACCCGTTGAATTGTGGAGAGTAATCGACGTAATGCCACTTTCCCGGCGTGTGATTTAATTTACTCATGACTCCTCCACGCGGAGCTTGCTTATGGTGTCCATGATGACAGACGCGCAGCCGGGGCAAACGCAATAAACCGACTCGTAAGGAGCGCCGTCTGACATTGACGAAACGCTTGCCTGATACTTAACGCGCTCGGCATCATCTCCGTGTGTGGCCTTGATTTCAATCCCACACAGGTCACAAAAATACTTAATCATTTGATACCTCCTTTTTCGTTATGGATACAACGTAATCCATACACGATAAAATGTCAAGAAGTTTTTGCAAATTAAAATGGCGTATCGTCCCCGCCGAATGCATCTTGAACCATCTCAACCGCGCTCGACTGGCCCTTCTCAGCCTTCTCGATGAAGTTAAAATTATCAACCACGATCTCGACCGCCGTGCGCCTGTTGCCGCTCTGGTCGTCCCACGATCGCTGCTGCAACCGTCCCTCGATGGCTATGCGCTGCCCCTTCTTGACGTACTGCGCGATTATCTCTCCGGTCTTACCCCACGCGACGCAGTTAAAAAAGCTCGTATTCTCATGCTTCGCGCCGTCCTTAGTGTAGGTGTAAGATGACGCGATTGAAAACTTCGTCACGCTCGCGCCGCCCTGCGTGTACGTAAGTTGTGGGTCAACAGTAAGTCTTCCGATTCCGTACCATCTGTTAATGTCTGACATTTACTTCCTCCTTATTCTTCCACGTCTGTCATTGACGCGAACGTCAAACGCGGAGCATTAAAAAACAGTTTCTTAAATCCTATACTTCCATCGCGGTTCTTTGCGATTATCAATTCAACCTTGCCTTCCTTCATGTTAGGCCGGTGCGGGAAAATAACAACGTCCGCGTCCTGTTCGATGTTCCCGGACTCGCGCAACTCGGAAAGCTCCGGCGTCTTGTTCTCGGCAATGCGGCTTAACTGAGAAAGCACCACAATCGGCAAGCCGTACTTTATCGACATCGCCTTTAGTGTCGCCGTCATCTCCCCCAACTGCAAGTACCTCTTTTCCGCTGACTTCATCCGGCAAAGCTGAAGGTAGTCAATCATAATACAAGCGAGGCCGTGCTGGTCGTATTGCTTCTTTGCCGTGTTGACGATTGTATAAAAATCAGTGGCGTTGTCAATCACAATTAAGTTTTTGTAATCTTTTTCTATCTCGCGCAAAACTGACTGAACCTCGCGGCGCTGGTCGCCTGAAATATTGCCGCTTCGCATCGCGTTCGCCGGTATCCCGGTTCTCCTAGTAATCATGCGCCGGATGATCTGCTTCTTCGGCATCTCCAGCGAGAAGAACAGCACCCGGCCCTCGCGCGCGACGTGTTCTGCCATCTGTAGCGCAAACGCGGACTTACCCACGCCTGGACGCGCGCCGATGATAATCAACTGTCCGCCGAACAGTCCGAGTAATATCTGGTCAAGGTCTGAAAACCCGGTAGTGAGATATTTCTCGGCTTCGACGAAACCAGACTCACCCCCGGCCGCGACTTCAGACACACTCACCGCCTTCGCCGATCTGTCCCGATTGATCTCACTCACGGCCCGGTCAATTCGCTCCACAAGTTCGTCGGTGGTAGTTCCGTGCGTAGATGCGGCGTCAACGATCTTTGTCCCGAGAGCCGCGAGCTTGCGCTTCTTCGATAGGTCAAGAACCCTCTCAAACATCCAGTCGAAGTTATAGGTAACAGCGTACATCACGTCATCATGGAGTTCGTCGATCTTAAGGGAGTCGAAAACCTCTGTCTTGCCGCGCTGAACTAGGGTCGCCTTTATGACGGGGATGTCAACTGTTTCACCGGCGTTGTAAAGATCGCGCATTATGCTTAGTAACAGCGCGTTCTCCGGTGAGTAGAAGTCGCTCTGTTCAAGTTCTAGCAGGCGGCTAAGGTATGTATTGCGCTGAATTGCGGTGGCGATGATCGCGCGTTCGGCGGCGGTGTCGTGGATGATATCAGCCATATAGTTCCTCGGTGGTCGGTGCCCTCCTCGGTAACTTCGCGGCGACTACATAGTCAGCCATTGACATGAGCGAAGCCGGTGTAATTGGTTTGTCCTCGAATAATCGATGCTTGTTCTCGCGCAGAGAGTGCATTTTGCGCGCAAGGTCTTCAATGGCAGACTCTTCGTATCGTAGCAATAACCTCGATAGCGCCTTTGCTTGCTTGCCGTCGTGGTAGTATTCAGGGTATAATGATTTAAAGACTGTTATCAAGCGGGCCGTTGGTGTCTCTCGCGTAATAGATGTAATATTAAGTGTATTATTCTCTTTGCGCTTTTTGCGCGTCGATCCACACGCATTTTTGCTTGCCGACGACTCGCATTTTTGCGCGTCGAGAGACTTATCCACAATGTTATCCACAATATACAGCCGCCTTGTGGTTATCTCAAAGCCTCTTTTTTCGTACTCAATACGGATATATCCTGCCTTTTTAAGCGCAGTTACCCATCGCGTGACTGTGCTTTCTGATACCTCATACAAATCCGAGAAGTACTTGTTCCCGGCCCAACAGAACCCATGCTCGTTTGATAGTGCCGTGATCTCGCCATATAAAAGTTTTGCGTTCGGTGGTATTGACTTATCGTATCTTACGTTTGCGGGAATGATCGCGTAATAAGACTTGCGTATTTCGTCTGGCATAAGTCCTCCTGAAATAAAAACGGGCCGCACAATCCCCACCCTTGCGGGTTGTTCCTGGGTAACGTGCGGCCCTCGTGCTTTGTGGCACTCGCTCAGAGGAACAGGCCGAGCCAATGCCACGTACTCATCGATACAATACCTTGTATCAACTGGTACAATATACAACGAGACATAATATTTGTCAACTACAAATCAGAATAAAGTTTCAACGGGCAAATCGGGTGAATCGTGTCCGGGTCTTTAATGCGCGCATCTTCGAGAGGCGGCAGGGTCCACCGCGCGATGAGCCTGCACTGCTTATGCTGCCCGCTGAAACACGGGCACTCGGAGCACGACTCGATGAAGTCGGTGTACCTCTCGCACTCGATCTTGCGCGGGTCGGGATAGTCGGGGTCAACACGTCTGTGCCGAGCCACATAGTCGGCGTCTATTAGTGGCTTCATAACTCCTCCTTTCTTGTTCTTTGCTTGCGATGTCGGATTATAACTTTCAAATCATCAACTTCGCGTGCCATGAGTATTGCCAACTTGAAAGCGACATTAAACGCACGCAGGCATTCGAGCATAAGTGCATCATGGCGCTTTTGTGCCTTGCGGATAGTTTCATCCTTCTTTCCGTATCGTTTAAACATTATTCCTCCTTTCGTATTCTTTGCTTTGGAGCATAATACCAGTAAAACCGCACCAATGTCAAGAACCATTCGCGCGAATCCTGATAATTTTTGAACACGTCGCGCATCTTCCAATCCTCGCCGTCCCACACCGCAACCCACCATTCGTCGTTTGAACCGTAGCCGTTTTCCTCGCGCAGAATATCGTAAGCCGCGAGTTGGAGCGCGTGCTTCACAGACCGGCCAAAGGAGCGCTTCTGGTCCCACGTTTCGCTCTCCCACAGCATGTCGGGCTTTCCGCAGAACATGTGCTTGCGCGAAAACAGCGGTTGCTCGTGGAGAAGGAGCTTTCCGGGCTTGCGCTTGTCCACAAGCTCCGCAAACTTTTCGAGCATCAAATCGAAGTTCGTGTCGCCGGTGTTTAGGTATCGCTCTATCCGCGAGTGCCGGTCGATCCCGTCAAGCCGCGCGGCCTCGTATGTTTCATCGTCAACCCACACTTCGTCGCGCGGAAGTAGTTGCGACACCGACGGGACTTTTATCCCGTCGATGTAGTGTACCCTGGTTTCCTCGTTGTATTCAAGCATGATCGGCCATCTTGTTAAGCTCGGCGTTCATGGTTTCCTCGTTCCACTTGTGGGCCTCGCAGAACGCAACAGCCTTTGCCACGGTGTCGATTCCGACAGCCTTCATGCCGTCTTTGATCTTCTGCGGGAGAGACTTGACGCGATCTTGCACGGGGGATGGTTTTTTTTCGCAAGCGTTGGCATCATCGTCCTTTTCGGTTGCGGTCCCTGTCATCATCGGAAGAGTGTAGCGGCGTCCGTAGGTGACGGCGCTCCCGGCTCCCTGCGGCGTGATCTTCTCCATCGGAAGGCGCATACCTTCCTGCTGTATCCACTCACCGGAAACGTGCAAGAGCATCGTAGAAATAATAACATCGTCGCCGGAAGATGATACGTCCTGAAGCACAGATATGCCGTGCTTATTGAGAACCGGTCGAACGTCGTCGATCACAACATCCAGCGGCGCATAGGTGCTCTTGTAGAACGGGTTAGCCTCGGTCTGGATTGAATTCTTGATTTCTGACTGTGCATTTACCAGAGCAGGTGCGATGTTCGCAAGGCTATCGCTGTGTTTCATTCTCGCCCTCCTTGATTTTCTCGGCTGCCATCTCCTCGCCGATCTTTATCAGCGCCTCAGATACAGCAGCGCGGAACGCCGGATGTACCTGCCCGTTGCGGGAAAGCAGTTTTGCGATCTGGTCTACGTTCTGCATGTCAGTCCTCCTTCTTGATTAACCGCTCAACATCGGTGCGGTGAAATTTATTCGCGTAGTCAAGCGCGAAATTATAGATAGACTTCTCCTCGTCGGTAATGCTTTCGGCGTTGGCCATCCACGCCAGCGCGTGGAACATTAACTGTATGCGCTGTTTTTCGTCAGTCTTACACGCGAGGCTACAGCATGAAAAACTTAACACCGAAAAGTCCAGGTCGGCACCGCTCAGGTCGGCACCGCTCAGGTCGGCACCGCTCAGGTCGGCATCGCGCAGGTCGGCATCGCGCAGGTCGGCACCGCGCAGGTTGGCA